CTACTATTGCGAGCGCACGGGCCAGATAGTGACGGTATTTCGCTCTTGCACCCCCCAGCAAGCCGCCGCGCAAAGATCCAAGCATCGATACATTCCCACCAAATTACCAATGGCAGAGCTGCCAGGCATTCGATTCATTCATGCCGCCAAAGATCAGAAATCCCCAAAATTCCAAGCCGTACACCCTTCAGAATGGGAAATAAGCTGAAGTGAAGCCTGACCGCGCCATTTTGGGCGTACTTTTCCCAACAGAAGGGGGAGAAGGAACTGCAGTTGAATCACTGAGCTGCGTATTCTGTGGGCGGATTTTCTATCGCACTGCGGGCACAAAGGAAAAGCGCTGCGCAGAGCATAAGCACATGGTTACAGACTCAAAACGCGGCAGCGGCAAGGGAAATCACTACCCATTTCACCGCAAGATTTACATTCAATGATAAGCACCCACGCTAATATGGGCGTTAATTGCTCTCAGGTCGATTGGGTGCGAGCGCTATACGCATTAAGCGACCACAGAGCCAAAGAGACGCTAGAACGCTTCCTGAAGGCTGTAAACCCGCAATTGCTGAAGCGCGTACAGGAAATCAATATAGAATGGGCGAGATGACATCAGCCGCCGGCCACAGCGAAACACCCCGCAAGCGCCATCCTTACCTGAAAACATGGCAACGGGATTGGCTCAAGAGCGCACTCGGCAACCTGAAACCAGGCACAGCGCTCTATAAACTGCTGAAATCAGAGCTTTCGAAGCAAGGACACTGGAAAGACAAGCCACGCGGGGATGCACGCAAGGGCGGCATAGCTAGCAAGAATGGCAGATTAGGCTAAGCCAGTGACAGCATTTGAAATGAATCAAGTAGAAATACATGAGTAACAAGAAGAAACAGCAAGAATCAAATCCAGCAGCCGAAATCAATACAGGCACAAAGCAGACAGGTCCTAAGCAACGCCGCACCCGGTTTATCAAGGAATACCTATTGGACCGCAATGCTACACGCGC